CACTGGATGGGAAAAACGCCAGGTGCTTAAAGAGGACAACGGCAATATTTCGCAAACCGCAAAATCTCCTGCAGAGCGCAAGAGGGCGCAGCGAGAGAGGGAAAGAAAGCGGGAACAAAATGGCGATTGTCACGGCGCGTCACGAAATGTCACGCACATGTCACGACGAGTCACGACAGATAAAGATACAGATAAAGATACAGATAAAGATACAGATCAAGAAGATCAAAACACTATGGTCCATGGCGTAAAAAACGCCACGAACCAGGCAGGGGATGTTCAGACCGTCAATCCTGGTCAGCCAGCAGGCACGACACCGGAAGCCGATTCAGCGTATGCGCTGAAAGCCGATTCGGGCGCTGTGCAGCAGGTGATGACCGCAAGGCCGGAGCAATCACACCAACTGCAGCAGCCTGAAGCCGATTCCGCCATTCAGCGGGAAGCCGATCGGGTAGTCCCGGAAAACACCGGGCAGCCTGTGGGACGAGTGGATTATCCGGATGTGTTCGAACAGGTCTGGCGGGAATACCCGTTGCGTGCTGGGGCAAACCCGAAGAAATCCGCTTTCAGTGCCTGGAAGGCCAGATTACGCGAGGGGGTGCCACCAGAGGCCATACTGGATGGTGTGAGGCGTTACGCAAGATACCTGGCGGCTACCGGGAAAACGGGAACGGAATTTGTTCAGCGAGCGACGACGTTTTTTGGGCCGGACCGGAATTTTGAAAACCCCTGGTTGCTCCCGGTAAGCGGCACGAACAACCAGCGTTGTGTGAATCATATTTCTGAACCGGATACCGAAATTCCGCCGGGATTCAGGGGGTGATGTGGCATGAAAAACATTGCGGCAGCCGGGGTTCTTGAACGTATTCGCAGACTTGCACCACAGGCGTCGGTTCCACCGTACCGGACGGTGGAGGAGTGGCGGGAATGGCAACTTGTTGAAGGACGAAAACGCAGCGAGGAGATTAACCGCCAGAATCACCAGTTGCGGGTGGAAAAAATCCTGAATCGTTCGGGCATCCAGCCTCTGCACAGCAAATGCTCGTTTGCGAATTATCAGGTGCAGAACGACGGGCAAAAATACGCGCTGAGCCAGGCCAAATCCATAGCTGACGAACTGATGACCGGGTGCACGAATTTTGTGTTCAGCGGTAAAACCGGCACCGGGAAAAATCACCTTGCAGCGGCGATGGGTAACCGGCTGATGGCGAAGGGGCGCAGCGTGATTATCGTCACCGTGTCTGATGTCATGAGCGTGTTGCATGACAGCTACGACAACGGCAAATCCGGGGAAAAATTTTTACAGGAGCTTTGCAGTGTTGATTTGCTGGTCCTGGATGAAATAGGCGTTCAGCGGGAGACGAAAAACGAGCAGGTGGTATTACACCAGATAATTGATCGCCGGACAGCATCACTGTGCAGTGTCGGGATGTTAACAAACCTGAATCATGCCGCAATGAGCACGCTTCTTGGTGAGAGGATTATGGACCGCATGACCATGAACGGTGGTCGGTGGGTGACGTTTAACTGGGATAGCTGGCGTCCAAATGTCAGCAATCAGAGGGTTGTGAAGTAATTTTTGTTGGAGGACGTTTTAATGGAAACTGTATTTGACGCACTGAAAGCACTGAAAAAAGCCTCTTCACAGGTAGTGGCATCGCGCCTTGGAATCAGCCGCGAAGATGCTGTCAACGAACTGTGGAAACTGAAGCGCCGTGGTGAAGCGGATAACAAGGGTTCGATGTGGTGGCTGATTCAGGCTGGTGAAAGTGAACCAGTGTCACCGGTACCGAAAGTGACAGCGCAAATGCTGACTGAGGCGATTGAACATCATGGCCTACAAACGGCGGATGAGCTGGCACTGATGTTCGGGATTACCTCCCGCCGGGCGAATTCATCACTGGCCATGGCAATCAGCAAAGGGCGTCTGATTCGCGTGAATCAGGGCGGTAAATTTCGGTACTGCATACCGGGCGCTGATTTACCGGCAGAGCCGAAAGCCGCATCCATAGCGGAAACGGATGGTAAAGCCTTTCCTCAGCCAGCAGGTGTTGCGTTACCAGTCGGGGAAGCGGAAACACAGGAAGAAATAAAAACGGAAAGTGTGGCGGTCACAGTGCAGTCACAGCCGTCGTTCACCAGAAAGCATCCGGATGGTCTGATTTTACCATCGCTGCATGTGGCTAACCGCGAGCTGCGCCGGGCAAAAGGTCAGGTTCAGAAGTGGGAGCGAGTCTGCGCCGCGCTGCGGGAGCTGAACAAGTGCCGGGATATTCTCCGGGATATTACCGCCACCAGAGAACAGCAGCGGTGAGTGGGTGGAAGACGTGGTGCCGGGCGGAAATCATGATACTCCGGCAGTGTGCGGGAACGAGGAAGGTAAAAAGCGTTGGCGCACTTATCGGACGAACTGAAGCGGCAGTGAGAACGAAGGCACGGGAGCTGGGCATCAGCATGATGTTACGTGGTGATTTTCACCCGTCGGCAAAATATTCTCAGCGTGATATTGAGCTGGCGCGGCAACTGCATCAGAGAGGCATGCAAAGAAGGGAAATTGCCAGAAAATTAGGCATGCCGCTGCGCATAGTGAATAACTACGTTTATTTCGACAGGAGGGTGTCTGCGTGAAAATCCTGTATCAGGATTACGGCCCGGTGGGGCAGGTGGTTATCAGCAGTACTGTAATGGAGTTTCGGAAGCATAACCGTGTGGTGGATGCTGTGCTGTTAACCTGTCCGGGGATATCGGCGAGTCGTGCAGGTGTGTTTATTATGAAGACGAAATTATATGGCAGTAAGGCGTGGATAAAGAAGGCGTATCGTGTAGCGTTGCAGGAGGTTAACAGTGAGTAAAATTAAAGAAATGCCGGTAGTTCGTGACGGATATGGCTACTGGACACATCCTGAATATGAAAAATTCTGTGATGGTCGGGAATATATTTCAACGGAAGAGTTTAACGCCTGGATGGAGGAAAATAATCTTCAATACGTCCTCTGCTTCAGAGATGAAGGATGTGCTGACCTTGATGCGTGTGATGCTGATATTTCTGCATGGGAACCGGAACGACCAGAGGGCGATGGCTGGTTTATTGGTTCCATTCATGATACGGAAGATGGCCCGGTTTGTGTCTGGTTGCGAAATAAGGCTGAAGCATAAAGGCGATAAACCAACTAACAACTAAATACTGAAGATTTAAATCAGAAACGATTTTTATTAAATCCTTAACCGGAGGGATTCCTGCACCCTCAGAACATCAGGAGGCCGCCCGAAAGGGCGGTAAGAAATGAAACATTATTTAGAAAAAAATTACCCACGAAAGAGCAGAACAACAGAGTTTCTGTTTTTCATTCTGTTTATAGTGTTGATGATACCGATATCCCCGCTATTACTGGTCTGGATAATTGGAAGGACATTTGAACCAGTTATTGAGCTATATACCGATGTGACATGGGAATCATTCAGCGCACTGCACAATAAAATTAATCCGTATAAGGAAAACTGATATGAGCACTATTACCAGAGAACGCGCGGAGATTAAATCATACATCACAGGCTTCCTGAGCGACTCGGCGCACGATAACAAGTCTTCAGACAGCCTGCTGGCTAATGTGTTTCGTATCGCGCTGGCATCACTGGAAGCAGAGCCGATAGCAATGGTAGTGCCTGATGAAATGGATTTGCTTACCTGCCATCTCGACGGTGTAACTAAAACATATGCTGATGGCTGGAACGCCTGCCGCGTCGCCATGCTTCAGGCCGGAAACTTTCGGGAAAATAAGAATTCGTCAACCAACAATTTTCGGGAAATCTCGGAAACGTCAACCAGATCTCCGATAACTCTGGATGGCTGGATAAGCTGTACTGAGCGAATGCCTGAAAAGAGCCAGAACGTGCTTATTTCGATGAATATCGATAGCGAGGCTGGGCCATTAATATATTCCGCACGCTATCTCGGAGGCACGTTCCGGCGCGGAGGTATAGCAGTTAGTCCGGGTAATGATCTTAGGCAAGCAACCCACTGGATGTCGCTACCAGAACCGCCGCAGGAGGTGAATCAATGACCTGGCCTGAAGCATTCACAACGGTAGGAATTGCGATGGCGGTGGCGCTGGTGGTGTATTCGATTTGCCGCTGGGGATAAAAACGGTTTGCGGGAAAAGGATAGTTAAGTAGAATTGCAGCGGGTGCTTGAGGCTATCTGCCTCGGGCATGAACACCAACGGCAGATAGAGAAAAGCCCCAGTTAACATTACGCGTCCTGCAAGACGCTTAACATTAATCTGAGGC